AACGAAGATAGAACTCGTTGGCATGAAATTGAAAAGCACCAATCAAAGTTTATGTGGTATGAAGTCGATCTTGAATGCCACCAACTTGAGTTAGATCTTGGTGAGTCTGCGCACCAACTGAGGCAACAAGTCTATATCGACGAGACACCTTTTGGATTTATGCTGAAACAATTGCTAAAAAGAGACAATACAACTTGATATCTCTGTGTATACCATATTATGAAGATCCTCATAGGTTAGAGTCCATATTATACAACGATTGCACCTTTAAATATTTTGATAAGGTTATCGTCGTAGATGATGCTTCTCCAAAATATCCAGCGAAACCTATCGTCAAAGCACACATAGAAGAATGCTGTTGTAACAGAAAGAAAATGTTTCTGTATCGAGTGGCGTTGGACTATGGGTTCAATGCTCATGGTGCCAGAAATTTAGCAGCATCCATATGCAAGACTGAGTGGATGCTGTTCATGGATGTTGATCTTGAGTTGACTGAAGAATTTTGTGAAGCACTGTTCCGCGAGATAGAATCCTGTGACGAGTCGCAGTATGTGCTTTGCAATTTGTATGGCGGCGACCCAGGAAATATATTTGCATGTCGCCGTGCTCAATTCTTTGAGGCAGGTGGATACGACGAGGAACTTCGTGGGTATCATATGGGCGATAAGATCTTTCGTGAGCGACTGGATACTCTCTACGACCCCTTGTTGATGTCCACCAGATTCCCCTCAAATCGCATAGGGAGACAAATAGTTGTCGATGATACCTGTACGGGGACTCAATATCCAGACGACTACACGGTCGTGCAGAGAGACCAGAAGCACATACAGGGTATTCTGGACATGATTCATGCTCGGAATGCCGACCGTAAGTCGTGGAAAAATATACCGAAAATCACGTTTGACTGGCGACGTGAAATTTAGTATAATATATGTTGATGATGGAGATATATGATGATTGATACACTTTGGGTAGAAAAATACAGACCACGCACAGTCGAGGAGTGCATCCTGCCGGATCACTTGAAGCAGCAGTTTAAGGAGATCGTCGCCACTGGTGAGGTTCCCAACATGCTGTTTACTGGCACCGCTGGTCTTGGCAAGACCACTGTCGCCCGAGCGATCTGTAACGAACTTTCCCTTGACTACATCTTGATCAACGCATCGGAGAGTGGTAACATTGACACTCTCCGTGGCAAGATCAAACAGTTTGCTTCTAGCATCTCACTTCAGGGTGGTTACAAGGTTGTCATCCTTGACGAGGCAGATTATCTGAACGCACAGTCGACTCAACCTGCCCTCCGTGGTTTCATTGAGGAGTTCAGTGCTAACTGTCGATTCATCCTGACCTGTAACTTCAAGAACAAGATCATCGAACCACTACACTCTCGTTGTGGTGTGATTGAGTTCAACACCAGCAAGAAAGACATGGTGAATCTGTGCGAGTCATTTATGACACGCACCATGACTATCCTAGAAGATGAAGGTGTGTCAGTATCAAACCCGACTCTTGTTGCTGAGTTGATCATGCGTCACGCCCCCGACTGGCGTAGAGTGCTTAACGAACTTCAACGTCACTCACGTGGTGGCGAACTTCAGTTAGATGTGCTGAGTAAGTCTACCAGCGCAAGTATCGCTGACCTGTTTTCTCATATCAAGAACAAAGACTTCAAGAATATGCGAACATGGGTAGCGAACAACATGGATGTTGAATCTGCTGCTATCTTCCGTGGCATCTATGACGCAATGTCAGAGTATGTCGCACCAAACAGCATTCCTCAGTTAGTTCTAATCCTTGCGGACTATCAATACAAGGCAGCATTTGTTGCTGACGCAGAACTAAATATGGTTGCTTGTCTAACGGAGATGATGGCAAATGTCGAGTTTAATTGATATAGATTGGACTGATAGCGACATCGAGAAGATCCGCGATAAAGTTGATGTTCTCGCCCATGAAGTCCAAGATTTGGTTGTTGATAGGTTGATGAGAGACTTTACACAAGTAGAGTTGGAGAAGATTGAAGAGATGTACGGTACGCATTTTACATATCGCATGCTTCCTGACTTGCAGTGGATCCTCTCACAACCATACTTAGAGGATACTGTACACTAATGAAAAAACTTATCCCCATATTTTTTGCGTTGACCGCATGCGGTGGGGGAAGTGGTACTCAAGAGCAAGAAGAAGTGGTGGTAACACCACCTCCAGCAGCAGGAACTGTTCTGGAGACAGCGTGCGAAGGCACGACACTCATCGAAACCATTGCTGACGGCAATGGTGGTTCGACAACAGAAGAAACTGAAAACTCAGAGGATTGTGGTTATGAACCACCTCCTGCATTTGGTGTTGCGTTAGGCAAACCGTATTGCGCTAATGCTGCTGAACAACAGTTTATAGACCTACTCAACACAATACAAAATCTCGGCGAGTATGATGTAGTACAAGACTATGCTGACGGAGAAGGCGGGACTTATTCAGAAGTAACCGAAACTGATTCGGAAGAATGTGGTTATGAACCACCACCCGAAGCAGGCACTCTGTTGGGTGATTCGTATTGTGCAGGTACACTGACATCAGAAGAATATGATCCATTGTTTGAGAGTATCAACCACCTGTTGCCCGAAGATCGCTTACAAGATTATGCTGATGGTGAAGGTGGTTCATATACTGAGCGCACTGTACACCTCGATCAATCATGCTTTGTACAGATGGAAAAACCTGATGACTGCCCTACAGATCCGACTGACAATAATGATTCTCGATATGATTACCTGACTTGCGATGGCATCAAACAAAAAACTGGAGTCAGTTTTCCATACCAACCAAGGTCAGAACATACTGGCAGGGCGATCATTGACATGTTGTTTGTCGTTGATACTGCATTGACCGAAGAAGATCGCGATGGTATGACAGTGGAGGAGTTTGTCGATAAACAAATCTATGAATCGAATCATATGTATATGGCATCAGGCACATACGCTCTTGTTCGCCGAGCAGGGATTGTAATGGTAGATGTTGCTGAGGGTGATTTGTACCGTCAGTATGATGCATTCTTTAATGAGCGATATGAGTTTCAAGGTCTTAGTGATTGGCAACGAGAAGCAGAAGCTGACTTGGCATTCTTATTTAAAAAACTGCCCGAGGAACCAATCGCATGTGGTGTTGCTAATCTTGATGCAACACGTGGTATCGACAAGTCGAGAGGTATTATACAGTGTTTTAATAATACAGTGTTTCAAGAATATGAGACGACAAGATATTACGAACGAGCACACGAGACATTCGCTCATGAGATTGGACATCTATTAGGTGCTCAACACGAATATAATGACGTTAGAGGCAATTATGGTCTCTTTGAATATTCATATGGTCACCACTTAGAAGGATATAATCCACAAGTAGATAATCCTGATTACGAAGGTGTCTATGGTGGGTTCGGTACGATCATGACTTATGCTGACTTGCCGACAGGCAGGTTCTCAGATTATAATGTCAGTTGTACCTTCGGTGAGGGAACAGGAGAATATGAAGGGCAATCAGTGAAGTTGGGAACAACAGGTGGTTGCTTCTGTTTGGAAGAAATTGAAAACCAACCGCCACCTACCAACAACGCTGAAACTATACTCCGAACTCGTTGGTTGATGAGTCAGTTACATGAACTAGGGCATGAGATTGCTGCACAATCTGCTCCTTTCTCTTGGAGCACTTTTAGAATGGACGGATTGACTATAGAGGATGATCCACAAATTTGTTTATTTTGAGATTATATTATGAATCCATTTGATGTTTTGAATAGTGTAAACCACAACAAGAAAGACATACTTGATGCTGAGAACGAGAAGCAATACCCTTCGTTCATGGTAAACCGTGGTCTTTCATACTTCCGCGACACCGTTTTACTTGCCAACGAGATGAACAGGAATCATCATCTCGACGGTCGCCTACAGTTTGACTTCCTTCGTAATGCCATCAGAGCGAGGAAGCGATTTAGTAAGTGGGCGAAGAAGGCGAAGATAGATAACATTGACGTGATCAAGGAAGCATATGGGTACAGCACTGCGAAAGCAGAGGCAGTATCCGATCTCTTTACTCAGGAAGATATCGACAACCTGTCCAAGAAACTCTCCAAAGGAGGGAAACGCTAAATAGTCCTAAGCAGTATTCTGTGAAATAATAACTACAATCTAAAATATGGGACTAGTGTATGGAATCGGTAGTATCATGGACGCCAGCGGACATGTTGGAAGTCACGCTGAACGAACCAGACGATTTTCTAAAAGTACGAGAGACCTTGACAAGGATAGGCATTGCCTCTCGAAAAGAAAAGAAACTGTTTCAATCTTGCCACATTTTGCACAAGCAAGGCAGATATTTTATTGTTCATTTTAAAGAACTATTTTTACTTGATGGCAAAAAAGCAACTCTTGAAGAAGCTGACATTGCCAGAAGAAACACAATCGCAACTCTTTTGAGCGATTGGGGTTTAGTTAATATAATCGACAATTCTATGGCGCGAGATAAAGCACCTTTGCGCCAGATTAAAGTTGTTTCGTTTAGAGAGAAAAGTGAATGGGAACTTTGCCCCAAATATAATATAGGGGTCAAGCACTAAAAATATATGATCGACGCTTATATGATTTGCGACATGGGCAATCCCTTGTCGATGCGGTATGTAGAACTTTCTTTAGCATCCTTTGAACCAGTGAGTGATATCGTCAGTATCACTCCTGTTCAATGCACCACACCAGATACTCTGCCTATCAGGTTCGAGAAGAATCAAGAACCCATCCCTTTCTATGTTGGCGAGGCAGGTCCGGACGATTATCTTCACGCTCGTTTCTTTGGCGGTACGTTCTGCGATAACGAAGTCTACAACTCTATCATGCATTCCCAGTTGATGCTGATTGAACGTATCGCCGCTGGTGAACCTATCGCTATCATGGAGCATGACGCTGCCTTGATCAACGAAGAAACTTTCCGTACCATGGTAGATGAGCATTGGGGCGAAGTTGATGTGTTTATGCCAGGAACCTGTATGGAGTTTTATGGTATGACGCAGCGATATGCTGAAAAATTTGTAGACCTCATGTATAACTTTCCTTACACTGACAGCAGGATATCAGGTCCGTTTGGTGCTATGCTATTGCTCGAGCAGATGGGTTTACCTTTCCCTGACTATGAAGTGTTGGTGCCGACTAAGGGGAGAGAGGATATAGATAGACAGTGTTTGTCGCCCAGCATCAAAACTAGCACTGAAGGTATAGGGTATGAGTTCTACGATCCTGCTTGTAAGCAGTTTATGTTTCGTAATGGCGGCAACACCAATCAAATGAAATATGACCTCGACAAACCAATGTTTGAAACTATGAGTTTTAAAACAGCAAATGGTGCTGTTACTAATGCTGCTGGCGGAGGACCGACTTGGAGTCGCGATTTCGTGATCATTGAAGACTAAATAACAGTATGCCAAAAAAACCCGAATACATTGTCTACGACACTAACACTGGATTTGCCATTGAGGAAGCGTGCAGCACAAAATCCGGTTCTTCTTTCGTTGAAGCTGCTACCACAGTAATCAGAACAGGCACTTCACTGATTACTCCTGAAGGTAATGATTCAGATGGTTATTGGACTGGATACGGCATCACCATAGGGCATTATGGTTATCCAGACGATCCGTTCGTAGGATTAGACTCTTTAGGTAATCCAATCCTTGTTCCTATCCCTAGATTTGATCCAT